GCTACACATTTCCAACCCTGATTTACCAGAGCATTCGCATCATTCAATAGAGAAGGATCACATCCGTGTATGGTAAACATCTCTGTATTCATATTGAGTAATTTACGGCCACTGAGACGATATACGACTTGCTTGATTGGTAGATAATATTGAACACCAAATTCAGCATTAATTGGTCGTTCTATCTTGATATCCAGCTCTTGACCTTTAAAGTTATCAAAGTCTTTTACTTGACTGTTTATTTCAGGAATAGAATTTATGTAGCTGTGAAATGTTACCGATGTCTGTAAACCTGGAGTCAATAGACTTTCAACTAAACTTACTTCAACAGGAGTAACATCAAGCCTGTCTTTCAAAGGTGATGGTATATTTACCTCAAAAGATGCAAGTGCTTGTTCTAGAGTTCTTTGAAAATTAATTCCTGGTTCTGGCATTAGATCAATCTTCTAGTAAATCGTTGAGTGCCAGTCAATGTATTGAACTCATCAACGATTTGATTATAATATTGTTTTTTTATCACTTTGATATTTCTCTTTTTCTCATTCAAATCATCTTCATAATCGTAGTATGTTATCGCAGCTTTTGTTGTTGTTTGCGTAATTGTTACACCAGTGTTTGATAGATTGAAAAACTCAACAGTTCGTTCTGGTAATTCATCATATGTATCAAATGGAACATCAAGAACGTGAGTCAACCATTCTTCATTTTTATTGATCTCAACGCGCTTCTCATCAATTATTTTTGAAACCGAGTTTTCTCTGATAATAATCTTCTCATAGTGATGCACTGAGTTTGGATTTGTTGTGTCTCTTGTCCAATCAATAACTCTGAAATCGGATATTCCAGCGCCAAGATCAGCTTCTGCTTGAGATCGATACTTGTCTATCAAATACTTATTAAACGATTTGCTATCTAAAGGCCAGTCATATTGTGGATCAAAAATATCATTTGCATAGAGTATTACCCAATGACCTTCTGGATCATTGTAGAACTTATCTGCAAGAATTTCTGGTTTTTCATCATCTCTGACAGTATACTCGTAGTATGAAGCGATATTTGTCAGTACTTCTTTGATTATGCCAATACGAAAAAGAACATTCGTGACAATCTGGTTGTTCTGATAAGAATATCTCTTATTTTCCATATCATAACGAACGACAGGAAATTTATTGAAAAACGTAGGCATATCTTAGAATCCTTCGTAAACTCTTGCTTTGTGAATAACTTCAACTTCACGAAGACCAAGGCTAAGTCTTGTTGTTACTGGATAACCATTACTGAATGCTGTATACTGTCCTTGCTGTGGTGTGTAATCAACTTCGATACGATCAACAACGCATGTATTGATACGTGGTAATGCCCTGTTCTCTTTGCCATTATGATAGAAAGTGATGTCCAACTCTGCTGGTGGTATGAAGAATAGACCTAGTGCTTCCAGTTCTGGTGCAGAATGAAATCTAAGTGTGCGAATGATGTTGTCTATTGTCTTGGACTCAGCTTCAGATGTTGGTGCAAGAAGGAACTCAAAGACATATTGTCTGAGCTTTGTGTTTGAGAACAGCACTTCGACTTTTGGATTAATAGGATAACCAAACATCTGAGATGCCCTACCTATAACTCTACCTGCTGTTTCAACAGCACCTGATGCTCCAGTGGCAGCATCTCTTGCAGCATCAACAGATGCACCTGCTTGTGCTGCTGATCTTCTACCTGCCATAGATCCTGCAAGTGCAGCAATACCACTACCAAATAGCTGTGTCAGCTTAATTTCTTCATAGTCATTGACTGTATTATAGATAATAGGTGTAGGCATGAAGAGAGCAATAGCATCGGATATTCTGCGAGTGCCGCGAGTATAGAAATACTTGAGAGGATCTGAATCAAAATAACTTGCATCCACTCTATTCAAATCATTAACGCCACCTATGCGACCACCGCCACCAACAAAAGCCGCGTTAGTATCTGTGTTTAGTTGATCGACTTTAGAAAGTTCACCAGTTAGTGCTTCTGTAGGTACATAATTACCACGTGCCCTGCCTGTGGTTGTATGAATAGGCACGTTGATTTGAATAACCATATAGTGATTATTGTGCGACTGAGTTAGGTCAGTTGGAAACTTGAAGTAGTTGAAGTTGTATTTGTTATCTACACCAGGTAATGTACGGCGTGTGTCTTCGGTTGCCATTTTTTACGTTATTCCTCATTGAGTTATATATATTTATATGAAAACATACAAAGGCAGATTTACTCCACAGAATCCAAAAAAGTACAGAGGTAACCCGACGAACATCATATATCGTTCGTTATGGGAACGAAAATTCATGAAATATTTAGACGAGAACTCAGCAGTTCTTGAATGGTCTAGTGAAGAAATTCAGATACCATACAAGTCACCGCTTGATAATCGTTATCACAGATATTTTCCTGATTTCTATGTCAAAGCAAAGAACACAGATGGCACTCTGAAAGAGATGATTGTTGAGATCAAACCTAAAAAAGAGACTAGAGAACCTACAAAGAAGAAACGCATCACAAAGCAGTACATCACAGAAGTCACGACATGGGGTAAAAATCAAGCTAAATGGCAGGCAGCAGAAGAATATTGTGCTGATCGTGGTTGGCAATTCATGATTATGACTGAAGATCACTTGGGAATTAAATAAATAGTCTTATGGCCAATAACAAATATAACAAAAAAGAACTTAGCGACTGGTTCTCTGGCAAAGTAAAGACTGCCGTAGGATATCGCAGAAAGATCATAGGATCAGTTGATCGAAGCCGAAGCTCTACAGTTATCGGTAAGATGTACTTTTACTGGTATGATCCAAAGCACAAAGACACTCTTCCAGTATATGACAGATTTCCTCTGGTATTTCCTATTGAGAGATACTCAGATGGATTCTTAGGTTTGAACTTGCACTATCTAAGTCAAGGAGAGCGTGCCGAGTTGCTTGGTAAGCTCATGAAATTTAGATCAAGCAGCAATCTAACAGAAAGATCAAAGCTAAAGCTTTCATATGATCTATTAGCTGGCACCAAGAGAATTGCAAATCAGATGCGTCCTTGCATAAAGAGATATCTATTCACACATGTCAGAAGTCCTTTTATTGAAGTGCCTGCTACAGAATGGGACAGAGCAATAGAGTTACCAGTCGAGTTCTTTGTAGTAAAGAAATAAGAGGAATAAATGGCAGTCTTTCAAGGCAGAGAAGTACCAGCTAATCTTGAGATGAACAAGATTTTAAGCAAGATGAACGAAGGCAAAGGGCCTGCTCGTTCTGCAAGGTTCGTTGTTAAAATAGGTATATGTAGAGCTTTGTCACAGTCAGGCGTTACAGATTTGGATAATTTTAGGCAAGGTGTATTATGGAGTACTATTAGAAAAACAATAGGTGAAGATTTAATTTACTTGTGTGAAGTTGCTGAGTTTCCAGGCCGCACATTCATGAACTCAGATATTCGTTATTATGGTCCAAGTGTTAAGTTTCCATTTCAAACAGTATATGAAGATGTAAACTTCACGTTTCTATGTCGTATTGATTCTAATGAACGCAGAGCATTTGATACTTGGATGGAAGTAATTAATCCAATAAGCACATTTGACTTCAACTATAAAAAAGATTATGCAACAAGTATAGACATTTTTCAACTCGGTGAAAACCACGATGCAAAATATTGCATAACTTTACTGGAAGCATATCCTATTCAAATTAGTCCTCAGCCAGTTACTTGGGCCGATGACAACTTTCAACGTCTTGCTGTAACATTTACTTATTCTAAATGGGGTAGAAATGGTGTTGATTTCAATTTTGGAGAAAATGAAGTATTAGCTGATCTACGTTAATGGAGAGATATTATGAACCTACCGAAGATTGATTTGCCTACATTTACAATAAAGATACCATCGACAGGCAAAGAATCGACTTTTAGACCATTCGTGGTCAAAGAAGAGAAGCTGCTAATGATGGCATCGGAAAGCAACGATTCAAATGAGATCATCAAGACAACAAAGCAAGTCATAAACAACTGCTTGGTATCTGGCGAACTCAACATAGAGAAGCTGGCATTCTTTGATATTGATTACCTATTTGTTGCTCTACGCTCAAAGTCTATTGGTGAAACTGTTGAGTTAAAATACAAATGCAATCATGTCACAGATGAAGGTCAGTGCCGTAATGTCTTTGAAGTACGATTGAATATCGCAGATTATGAAGTATATGGTGCAAACAAAGAGAAGCTAGATATCGATCTACAAAATGGTATCAAGCTCAAGATGAAGTATCCATCATACACTGCAATGAAGAGTGTCAATAGTTCTGATAATCCATTTGACAAGAAGATTGACTTGCTCGTGAACTGCATAGAGATCATCTATGACAAAGACAAAGTTCTGACTGCCAAAGATTTCAGCAAAGAAGAGCTTCGTGGCTTTTTAGAAAGCTTGACCGAAAGACAATTCAAGATGCTTGATGAGTTCATTACTGATTTACCATTCTTTCAGTTTATGGCAGAGGCAAATTGTAACAAGTGTGGATTTCATCACAAGATCAAGATCCAGGATTTTGAAAGTTTTTTTCAATAATGCTCGGCCATGATAGTCTGAAAAATTATTATAGGACAAACTTTGCTCTCATGCACATGCACAAGTACAGTCTTTCAGAACTAGAGAATATGATACCTTGGGAAAAGGGAATCTATCTTGATCTACTGAAAGAACATATCAAGCAGCAAGAAGAGACAAGACGCGACCGAGCAGCTACTCAAAAACGAATGAAGAGATAACAAGATATGGCAATAAATCCAGAAGAGTATACAATCAGCTACAGTCAATTGATGAAGAACACGACAATTCGTGATCGAATGAATATGGCTCAGAATGATAATACATTCTTCAATCAGCTTCTACAAACGCTGACTCCAACACAAATGGCAAATATGTTTCCAAGATACTACAGAGACAGACTGCCTGATATTGGTGGATTCCAATTAGCAACATCTCAGATAGCTGCTGGTAAATTTGGTGAGGGATTACCTGGTTCAGTTATTACATCTGAAGCACCATCTAATGTCTCAGGACCTAGAAAAAAGAAAACTAGAGAAGAGATAGAAAGAGAAGCCAAATTAGCTGGTAAAACTGATAAAGAGAAAATTAAAGAAAATCTTCGCGCTCAAGGCATCGATATCGATGAAATATTCAAAATTGTTAAAACTGGCACTAATCTAAATGATCCTAGATTGAGATACCTAAAAGATATCTCTTCAGAAAAACTGAAAGAGATGGGTGTTGAGATTTATCAAGATGAACGCGGAAGAAATTTAGTTCGTAGAGCACAAATACCAATAGAAACTATGAGCAAGAGTAAAGTTGTAGAAGAAATGAAAAAGTCAGGTGCAGGATCTCGCGCTGGCTTGAGTGAGGATTCTTCTCTACTCAACTTCAAATCTAAAAAGCTTGCTAAAGAGCTAGGTATAGATGATCGTCAATATAATGCATACAGACAGGGCATTGCTAACGAAGAAAGTGCTGGCGGAAAGTACAATCTTACTGGCGGTGCAAGCAATTTATATGATGGTGCTTATCAGTTTGGTGCAGATGCGAAGACTGATGCTGCTCGAATTCTCGGTATAGATGTTCCTTCAAGAGAAGACTTCAATAAAAACCCAGAACTGCAAGAACAATTCATGGATGCATTTACTTATGCCAATCACAAGACATTGATGCAAAGTAAAAAATATCGTGACATGTCACCTGAAGATAAATTGAAAGCTCTTGCATATGCTCACAATCAGGGCGGCGGAGGTGCTTTAGAGTGGTTGAAAACTGGTAATGTTGGATATGATAAATTTGGGACCGCAGGTACAGCTTTTAGTAAAAGCGTTGAACAGCAATTAGAAGCTACAAAAGATCAGACAGTCTATGATCCAAACAAAGAATATACAGATGAAGAAGTTCAAGAGTTCATTGCTGAACGTGTCGAGAAAGATGAGGCATCAAACGTCGATGAGTTAAGCGAAGCCTTGATTGAGAAATTTGAAATGTCTCCTGAAGAAGCAGGAAATACAGCTGAAAAAGTTAATATTGAAGAAGAGATGTTAGGTGATAGAAAACTGAGCGTCAATAACGAACTGAATAGGCGAGTTAGTGATACCGTTAGTTCTGTCTTGGGTCCAGGTTGGAATGTCAAACTTAAATCTGGTGGAATAGAAGGAAGAAAAGAAGGAACAAGCAGAAGACACACTGCATATGGTCCAAAAGGCCAAAAAATTTCAATTGCAGGAGATTATCTGATAACAAATAGCGAAACTGGAGAAAGACCAGAACCAGAGCAATACGCATTGATGGGTCAGTATTGGCTGGCCAAAGGATATGGAAGTATGGGTGTTCCCGGAGCTAGTCCTCGGGGTTCTGGTAAATGGGCTCATTTTGATATGATAGGTGCAAATGCGGACGGTTTACGTGAAGCTGGATTTTCTGAAGATCAAATCAATGATTGGATGTCTATAAAGAGAGGAGAAAATCGTTATTGGTATTATGGCGGTGTTGCAGGAGGTCAAGCAGAACTTTTAAGTGCTGGTTTGGAAGGAAAATTGCCAGATAACTTATATGAACCAGAACCAGTCGCAATTGAAGAAAAGCCTGCTACTCTTAGAGAAATGATGGAAGGTAGTCCTTTGCAACCACCAGACACATCAACAGAAGCAGACACGTTAGATATTGCAACAAGACTTAAAGAAGAGAAAGCAAAACTTTCTGCAATGGGTGAAGAAGTACCTCAAGATGAATGGAATGCTCAAGAAGAAAAGGTAAAAAACCTAGAGAAAAAACTAGAGTCATCATCAACAGCGATTCCAACGGCCGAAACATCAACCAAAATCGAAGGCAAGCTATTTGAAGATAGAATAGAACCTGATCCGAACAGTGAACAGACTGCCATTGAAGAGAACGATCCAGAGAATAAGACAACCACTCTTACAAAAGTCGAAACATCAAATTCTTCGGTCGGTCTTTACGAAGGTGGTATCATCAATGCAAAAGACAATCTTAAAGTTGTTCGTGAGGATGGATCACCAACAGGTATTCGTGTAGCATCAGATGAAACTGCTGTTATCATACCACCAGATGAAAGACGCAAAGCTAGAGATTTTGTGTCACTTGATGGCACAGATCAGAGAGATGGTTTCGACACAATGGATGAGAATGTAACAAATAGTCAGCCAATCGAAGCTCCATTAAATCAAGCAAAGATGTCTACTGCTGGCTATTCACCTTCAAATCAGTCAACAGTGCCATCTTCTCTAGGTGCTATAGATTATTCACCGTCAGCAATGAGAGCATATTCACGAGACAAGTATGCAGATAATCATGGATTTCACTCCGCACCAAGAACAATCTATACACAGAAATAAAAAAGGGAGAGCCAAAACTCTCCCTTTTCTCAGTCGCACTTACTTTTTATTAGTCAATCAGGTTCTTGAAGTAGTCTTCATCTTCATCAAGACTTGCATCATCATAAGTCTTGGTCTTTGGACCATCAAATGTCGGCTTTGACGAAGCAACATCATTAGACGGCTTTGAAGAAGTGACCGAATCAGTGATCTGGTCATTCAACATCAGAACTTCATTCAAACGCTTCTTCAGATCATCATAAGACTTGTAGTTCTTAGGATCAATGAACCCCTTGAGAGAGTATTCAGACTTCCAAATCTTCTCAAGTGTATTATCATCATCGCTAAGTGCAGACGGTGAATCCCAAAGAGACTGATCATAGTTGGGATAACCTGCGACTGTACGACAGCGAAGCTTCAGATTAGCACCCTTCCAAAGATCAAAGGGTACAACTGCTTGATCACCATCATACTCAGGCTTCATGGAAAGCGTGATCTTATCGAAAATCTTCTTACCATACTTGAACAGAAACACCTTACCTTCGTTCTCACGATTTGCAGTGTCAGAGACAATGTAGATATTAGAGACATAATGAAGCCTGCGCTTCTGTTCACGAGCCTGCTTACGCTCAATGGGACGATAGGACTCTTCCTTGATTGAAGAGTCACCCCAAAGAGTAGAGTTGAACTCAGAGACGGGATCCTTCTTACCGAAGGTCGTCAGAGAGTTTTCAACATACCACTTACCAGTGGGACCCTTGAACCAATGATCGAAGTAACGCACCCAGGGAAGAGCATCATCACCATCTACAGCAGGACCAGGAAGAAAACGAATGATAGCAGAACCATTACCCGACTTGTCACGAGTAAGCTTCCAGAAACGAGTATCTTCTTCATACTCAGTGCTGGATTCTGGATTGTTGATCTTTTCGATTTCTTTGGTAAGGCGAGAGATGTCAGAAGAAGTCTTCTTAAGTGCAGCAAAGTTTGTCATGTATTTTCTCCGTATGTTTCGTTGTATAATTTGTATATGTTATCAGAGGAATCTCCCTCTGTCAATTATATAGTAGCCTTTATATGGTCTTTTAGTATTTGTTTGAACTTTTTTCTGTCTATCTCAGATAACAGAAACGGAGCAAACTTCCGTGCTTTGAAGCTAAACTTGGACCATAGAAAGTCGTCTTTGAGTTTAGCATCAAACTTGGGAATGAAATCAATGAATGAGTTGAGAATGATCAGCGTCTCAAAAGACATATCACCTCGCATGTATTCATTGAGGAACTTAGGATAATTATTGTCTTCTAGTTTGAATAGAGACTTGATATCATCAATGTGTTCTAATTCATTCTTAAAATCGTAGGACATGGATTGGACTTTTCGCTTGTGCCTTTGAGAGAATTCAAAAGCATCATCATCTAACATATCACCAATCCATGTCCTATCTGCCATGAAACAAAGTGCAATGTGTGTCTTTACATCATCACACTTTCTTGACAGCTTCTCAAACTTGAACCTATCCTGTCTGTTTAGAAAAGATTCCTTACTTGCAGAAACTTTACCATTGTACTTGAAGAAATCATAGTTGTCACGAGTAAAATGGTTCTTCAGCGCAAGATAGGTACAGTACGTTTCGTAACCAGACAGTTTCATTATGCAATCTCTATTAGTTCCTGTATAAGTCTGGCTGCAATAGCTTGATAGGCATGATTTGTCCAAGTAACAAACTGTTCCTCTGCTTTTGTAGGCTCAGTAAAGCCGCGCTGAAGAAACTTATTGCGGCGCCATTCTGCAACTCTATTCTCATTATTGACGATTAGGTGCTTGTGATCAATAGCATCATAAATGGAACGAGTAATGTAAATCCTGTCCTTGCCTACATCATATGATACCATGCAATGCTTGTAATCGAACTCTTTGATTAGATCCTTGCGATCCCAATAATCAGTAAAGATGAACTGATACTTTTTACCATGACTTACGGCTTCCCAAACTTCTTGAACATGAGTTGCACCAGGATTTGTTTGCTTCAGATATTCAATATCTTTGTGTTTAAAACCGTTGTTTGCAAGATATGTACGAAGTTTGTGTTTGACAATATCATCGTGTAGCACGAACACATCAATGTCTTTAAGTTCACTTCGATCATGCCATGAAGTAAATGCATTACCAGAGACAACAAGATAATGCCCAATACTCAAAAGTATTTTTTCATTTAGCACCAGCTGCATATGAGACTTAGCAGTGCTCTTCATATGGAGAATCTTCTTTCTCTCGAAAGAATCAAAAACATCTTCAACGATCATAATATATCCTCAGATAGGAAGTTTTGCTGTGTTTGACTTCGGCAGAAAATGAAGTTCTTCTGCTTCATTCTTGACTTTAGATTTCAGCACACCAGAAATGAGTTTAGCTGCGACTTCTACTTCAAGTCCAGTATTCTCACAGTGTAATAGAATTGCATCCATATAAGGTATGCACTTCTCTCTGGCCAAAGTCTCAATGACCAGAGAGAAGCCTGTAATTTCATCTTTATTCGGCATTCTTGGACACAAATTCATTCAGCTTTTCAGCCAT